ATAGAAGTATTGCTGCCACAGTAGCTTTATTAACTAGTGAAGCTAGATATGAAAAAAGAAGAGAGTGGTTTCAAAAAGAGAAAGAAAAGTCTCGAAAAAAAATGCAAGAACTTTTTGGAAGCAAGGAGAATAATAATGAGACGAAGTGATATAGCAGGTCCTAGACTTCTGAATAAAAAAGTTAAATGTTATAACTGCCAGAAAGTCAGTAAGCCAGAGATTGTAAAGATGACAGGCACAAAGCCTGGAGAAAAATACACTGGTAATTTAACTGTCAAAAAAGAAATACCAGTAGTTGATATTGATGGTAAGGTTAGATACAACTACGAACTTTTTACTGGCAAGTATATTCAAAAGTTTGGATACTTTTGTTCCGTGAACTGTGGTCTAGTGTGGGCCTGTCATACTATTCAAGAAAGATTTGATAGACGAAGAGAAAAAAATACTGGTTTGTCAGATGAGAATAAAAATGTATTGTCAGTGTTCAAAGAGTCTCTGAAGAAGGTGGGCAAGTGATTTTAAAAAAAATTAAAATTCATGCAATAAGTGTTCCAAATGTCTGAGAACTTTATCTTTAAAACTACACCCTATGAGCATCAGTTAGAGGCACTCCGTAGAAGTTATGACAAAGAAAATTTTGCATACTTTATGGAGATGGGGTGTGGTAAATCAAAAGTTCTCATTGATAACATGGCATGGCTTTATTGGAGCACAAAGATAGACACGGCTATTATTGTAGCACCCAAGGGAGTTTATACGAATTGGAAGAACAATGAGATACCAGCACACTTGCATGATGACATATCATCAAAGGTATATGTATGGAAATCCAATCTCAACAAGAAAGAAACCACAGAGTTAAAAACCTCCGTGGGCCATGAAGCTAGAAGACACTTACGAATACTACTAATCAATGTAGAGGCTTTTGCTACCAAGAAGATATTCAAGTTCTTGGATACATTCACACACAGAAGCAATTTTTTAGTAGCAGTTGATGAGTCTACCACGATCAAGAACATTAAGGCGAAGAGAACCAAGGCACTAATAAAATTTGCCGAAGGAGCAAAGTACAAACGGATACTAACTGGATCTCCGATAACAAAGTCGCCTTTGGATCTATATTCACAGTTCTTATTTTTGGATAAAAAAATTTTGGGGTTTGATTCCTATTGGTCTTTCCAAGGGAGGTATGCCGTGGTTAGATCCATGAATGTAGGATCACACCAGTTTAACCAGGTAGTTGGTTACAAGAATTTAGATGAGTTAAAGAAGAAGATAGAGCCGTATTCATATCGAGTAACAAAAGAGGAAGCATTGGATCTGCCACCAAAGATATACACAAGCAGACAAGTTGATCTGACCATGGAGCAAGAGAGACACTATCAAAGTATTAAGAACAGTTCGGTTGCGCTGCTTGAAAGTGGCGAGATGGTATCTGCTCCAGAGATTATGACAAGGCTTTTAAGACTTCAACAGTTGTTATGTGGGTATCTTGTAACAGACGAGGGCGAGACAATACCTATAGAAAACAATCGGTTGACCGTGCTTCTTGAAGTAGTAGAGGAGATGGAAGGCAAGGTTATTATATGGTCTAGGTTTCGTCATGACATAATGAAGATAGCCGATACGTTGAAAGGTATTTATGGAGCCGAATCCACAGTTACATATTTTGGCGACACGACAATGGCAGAGAGAGACGAGGCGATTGCGAGATTTCAAAACTTGGAAGATTCTACGAGGTTCTTTGTAAGTAATCCACAGACTGGTGGTATGGGTTTAACATTACACGCTGCGAAGAATGTAGTTTATTATTCGAATGACTTTAACTTGGAGTCGAGGGTACAATCAGAAGATAGGGCACACAGAGTCGGGCAACATAATCCAGTATTGTATGTAGACTTGGTAAGTCCAAACACAGTTGATGTTCACATAGTTAAGACACTGGTTAACAAAAATAAATTAGCCAACATAACATTAGGGGAGAAGGTATTGGAATGGTTAAAAGTATAAACCTAGGTATGGATTATTGTAGAGAGTGTGGTGTGGAATTGCCAAAGGTAAAGATCAAACGATACATGAAGAGATACTGTAATGATTGTAGAGCCACTGGCAATTCTTCATTGAGAGATATCTACAAAGACATGCAAATGAGAAAGAAAGTTAGAACAGAAGAAGATGAAGGCATTATGTTTGAGGACGATCCGAGAGCAGAATATGAAGACAACGCAATATATAGGAGGAGAAAGTATGAGTAAGTTAAGAGGCGAAAAAATTGTGGGTAATGCAGGCGAAAGTTTGACATTGTTTAAGTTATCTATGATGGGTTACGCGGCATCTTTGGTAAAACAAGATGGTGTTGACATAGCCGTGGTTGGTGGTGTCGGTTTAAAAGTAGCACAACGAGTGGAAGTAAAGACAGTTCTACAAAGAGATGACATGGCTAGGTATTCTTTTACTATATCAAAAGGTAAAGATAAAAGATGTTACACAAGAAAAGATTGCGATATCATAGCACTGGCTGCACTGGACATAGAGTCTGTGTTATTCTTTCCAGTGGAGTCATTCACGAGCAACAGATCATTGACTTTAACAAAGAATGATTTTCGTAATCCATCCGATGGAGAAGAGGGTGTGCACTTTCAAATGGCATTGGTGTATAGCCAAAACATGCAGGCAGAAATACTGAAGATGGATTCGTTAAAAAGAGAATATAAAATAAAGGAAGTATAATGAAAAAATTTCACAAAGCAAAACTAGCATCTAATCGACACAAGAGAAAGAACAATCCCAAGTCGTTTCATGGTAAAAAATATAGGATCAATGGATATAAGAAAAAATAGGATTTTATGTTGACTTACATACATCGATTTGGTAAAAACAAAATTGTCAGAGACATGCTGTGGGTGGGGGGTTTTTCCTTTTTTCCTTTCGTTATGGTTTACCCCTACCCACTCATATATGGGAGTTAAGAATGGATACAGAAAAATATAAGTCAATAGCAGTTGGTATCGAAACTTGGAAGAAACTCAACGAGTTAGCCAAGGAAGACTACAGAACAGTAGGTGGTACAATAACTATGTTGACCGACAAAGAATACGAGTCTAAGAAAAAACTCGTTGACGAGAGAGTATAGTATCTATACTCTCAAATAACCGCCGAAGGGCATAAACTTTAACGTAGAAGGAGAGAACGATGAGTGATGTGTATTCACTATTCGAGCAAGAGGCTGCTGACCCTCAAGCATTTAATCAAGTCAGAGAAGGCGACACTAAAAGTCTGTCGTCTTTAATCCGTAGATCTGTTGATTTAGATCAACAAATCAAAGATACCGAAGCACAACTAAAAGACCTACAACAGAAAAAGAGATCTGTTGATGAGGAAGATATACCCTCATTGATGGAGACCATGGGTGTTGAAAGTCTTACAGTTGACGGCAACAAAGTTTCAATCGATAAGTTTGTTTCTGCTAGAATACCCGAAACTAAGAAGCAAGAGGCTTTCCAATTCTTGAGAGAGATTGGAGAGGGGGATCTTATCAAGAACGAAGTTGTTGTAAGTTTCAGTATGGGTCAAGATAATCAAGCTGGTTCTGTAGTTGCAGACCTTGAGAATAAAGGTTTTGCGCCTGTCAAGAAACAGCATGTGCATCCAATGACTTTAAAAACCTGGGTAAAAAATAGAATTGAAAGTGGTAAAGAAATAGACTTTGATCTATTTGGAGTATACCAGGGCAACCGTGCTAAAATAAAGGGAGGTCAGTAATGAACCAAGTTGCACAGAAAAAGACCACTCAAGTGGTAGCATCAGAGTTAGATAAAATGTTAGAAGCTGACGCTGGTGTTGGTCTTGAAAATATCACTACGGAAGATATGCAGATACCTTTTATAAGGATTATCCAAGCACTATCTCCACAATTACAAAAGGACGATCCTTTGTATATCAAAGGTGCAGAACAAGGCGACATCTTCAATACTGTCTCGCAAGAGATATATAAGCAAGATGAAGGTGTTACTTTAGTCCCAGCTTTTTTTGAGAAGAAGTTTTTAGAATTTCAACTTAGATCAAGTGGTGGTGGTTTTGTAAGAGAACTAGCTGCAGATGATAAAGACATAACTATGACAAGTCGTGAAGGTACAATCGAGATGTTACCTAACGGCAACGAGTTGGTCAGAACTCATCAACATTTAGTGATCGCAAAGTCTGCCGATGGAACTATTGCACCAAGTGTTCTTGACATGAAGAAGACACAATTAAAAGTGTCTCGTAGATGGAATACTTTAAAGAACAGTGCGAGATTACCAAGTGGTGCTCTCATGCCTATCTATGGCACGGCCTGGCAACTAACCACTGTGTTAGAAGCCAACGATCAAGGCAAGTGGTTTAACTACAAGTTAGATCGTATCAATGATGTTACACCCGAGATAGAGAAGATGATGCTTGAAGCTCGTAATATGTATCAAGGTGTAAGCAAGGGGGAAGTCAAAATGGCGGCTGCTCCTGCCGATGATATGGCAAAAGAGGATGACGTACCGTTCTAAGTAAACTGACCGTGTAGATACCACACTCATCTACACGGTTTTTTCTTTTTGGGAGTGTAGAGTGAATTTAACAGAAGAATTATTACATGCTTTTGAAGGTTTTAGTGGAGCACACGGACAGACAGAAGTATCCAACCAAAGAATGAATGGCAAACAAAAAGCCAAATCATTTATCGTAAGACAACCACTGACATTAGAATTGATGCAAGGACACATAGATGGAAAAAAAGGTGTCGGTGCAATACCAATCAATGAGAACAACCAATGTAAGTTTGGTGCTCTTGACATAGATGAATATCCATTAGATCACAAACAGTTAGTAGACAAATTAGATAAACTCAAAGTTCCGTGTATCGTGTGCCGTAGTAAAAGTGGGGGTGCACACATATTCTTTTTCTTTACGGAGTGGATGGAGGCTGCCGATTTTAGAGATAAGTCTGCCGAGATAGCTGCGGCCCTTGGTCATGGTCGTTGTGAGATATTTCCAAAACAAGAACAAGTATTGGTAGAGAGAGGAGACGTTGGTAATTTTATAAACCTACCATACTTTGATGCAGAAAAGACTTTGAGGTTTGGAATTTGGAAAGAGAAGTCCAAGTATGTAGAGGCTACTCTTGAACAGTTTATAAACAGAGTACATAAAACAAAATGTGATCCCAAAAAATTTATGGAGATATCTGTTGGTGGTAAACCAAACTTGTTTCCAGGTTATGTCCCATGTCTCCGTGCACTTCTTGGCATGGGTATCCATGAGGGTGGTAGAAAGAAGACTGCTTTTCAGTTGGGTGTATTTCTAAAAAGATCTGCACCCAATGATTGGAAGGCACAATTAGAGCAGTTGAATGTAAAACATTTTAGTCCACCTTTGCCTGCAACAGAGATTGTTTCGATACAAAATTCTTTAGAAAAGAAAGAATATCAATACACATGTAAAGAAGAACCCATGTCATCACATTGTAATCAAAGTGTATGTCGTGGTTTGAAGCACGGTATTGGTACAACATCTATGCCTGCAATCAGTGGCTTGTCAGTTATATTATCAGAGCCTCGTCTGTGGTTCTTGGACATAGATGGCAGAAGACTTGAGTTGACTACAGAGGAACTACAAGCACCAAGATTATTTCAAAGAGCATGTATGGAGCAGTTGAACTTTATGCCACCAAAGATGAAAGATGCCGATTGGGAGGTGCAAGTTAACGGATTGCTTGAGAACTGCAATGAGATAGCTGTGCCACAAGAACTAACATACAAGGGACAATTCTTATCTTTTCTAGAATTGTTCTGCACTGGTCGAGTACAAGCACAGAGTTTTGAAGAGGTCGTGATCGGTAAGCCATACACAGATGTAGAAGAGTCTCGAACATATTTTAGATTAGATTCCTTGATGGAGTTTTTAAGAAACAGAAAGTTCGATAACTATACAAGAGCACAAGTTCAAGAGAGATTGAAAGAAGTAAACAACGGAGATAGTTCTGTTGTTAAAAAATTTCAAACATCACAAGGCAAGTGGAAAACTGTGAGAGTCTGGTGGATACCAGAGTTTGGAGCAGAGGTAGAGGTCAAACCAATAACAATCGAAGAAGAGGAGGTTCCGTTCTAATGGAAGTGATGGTGGCTTTTTGTGTAATTTTTGTTGAGCAATGTAGGTACAGAGGTGGAGATGCTTTGTGTAGTTTTTACGAACCTGGGGTCGTGTATGAAACAAGACAAGAATGTATGGATGATAAAATACTAATAGAAGAATACTTAGAAGAAGAACTGTGGAGGATGTATCCAGAGGCAGTAAAGATAGATGCAAAAGGAGTATGTGGTAATGTCGATTGAATATTTAAAAGATGGTAAAGAAGTTACAATTTTTGGACCACCTGGAACAGGTAAGACTACAACTCTAATAAAATTAGTTGAAGGTAGTTTAATTAAGTTTATTGATCCTAAAAAAATAGGCTTTATGTCTTTTAGTAGAAAAGCTGCAACAGAAGCAAAGACTAGAGCATTAAAAGATATAGAAGGTTTAGATTCAAAAGACTTGATTTACTTTAGAACTCTACACTCTCTTGCTTTCAGTTGGCTTGGCTTAAGCACATCAGAAGTTATGTCGGGTCGTGATTATACGGAACTAGGTAAACTTGTGGGTTTAGACTTTAGAACTACACAGATAGTAAATATAGAAGAAGGTCCACTGTTTAATGTAGGTGCTGGTGGCGATAAGTATATGTCATTAATACAATATGCA